GGTAACTACATTTTACACCCTGGTGCCCATGCTGTCTTTTCTTTTTTCCACTGTTGCACTTCGTATGATAACCTGTCCACCTCCCTCGGTGAGGGAGGCTTAACATAAGAGTTTAGATACTGCCCAAAAGGCTCCCCGGCCGGGGAGCTGGCAAACCGAAGGTTTGACTGAGGGGTTGACGCAAACAAGAGTAGTCTCGATGCAACCCCTCCGCCTTTTGCTTCGCAAAACCCACAACGCTGGTTGGAATATGGTCGTCTTGCGGCGCTGCCGCTTGCAATACTCCCTATTCCGCCCGATTCTCCCCTCGCTGTATCGCCCACCGGGCGCGCTCGGCTCGAATCCCCTTTCAGGGCAGGCTAATGGTCGCGCCGACTGAGCGAGTTAACCACAAATTTCCCCACGAAAAAAGGAGCGTTGCCGCTCCCTTTTCAGAATGCATCACACCGGAAGGTTTGTATTTGTCTGCCGCTACGCGAAAAGGCTTTTCGCAGCGAACGGATCAACGCTGTGTATCGCTACTTTATCGGCAGGCGCGACGGAATGGTTCACGGCCGCCGCAATGAACAGCAGCATGAATATGCAGCCAAGGAATATCAGTCTTTTCTTCAAAAGCTTCATCGCTTTTACCTCCTAAAAAGTATTTTTGCGGTGGTTAGAGTTCTCTAACCAAGAAGATGATATCATATCAAATTTCTTTTGTCAACACCGAAAATAATTCGGGTAGCCAAATCACCGCAAACGTGATACCATACGCATAGCGCTTTTGACGAAGGAGAAAAGATAAGATGATAGGTTCAAAGCCCGTAGTGTGCGTTACCAGCAGCACCAATAACGCCGTGTTCCCCGAGGCCACGCGCGAGATACAGATGACCATGACCTATTGCGACGCGATATACAGCGCGGGCGGCGTGCCTGTGGTTGGGCCGGAGCACGGGGCGGAAGAGCTGAGCGAGCTTTGCGACGCGCTTCTGCTTACGGGCGGCAGGGATGTTGAGCCCGGCCTTTACGGCGAAGAGGTGCTTAACGACACCGTAAAGACAGACCCGCCGCGCACGGAGTTCGAGCTGGCGCTGATACGCGGCTTTACGGCGCGCAAGAAGCCGATAATGTGCATTTGTCGCGGCGTACAGATGCTCAACGTAGCCCTCGGCGGCACGCTCTATCAGGATTTGGTGGAGCAATGCGGCTATGTGCATAGCGATAAGGACATTCGCCACTATGTATACGCCGAGCCGGGCAGCATACTGCATGAGCTTTTCGGCGAGAGGTTCAAAACCAACAGCACCCATCATCAGGCCATAAAGCAGCTTGCTCCCGGCCTGAAGGCCACCGCGCATTCGATAGAGGGCATTGTTGAGGCATTCGAGCACGAATCCCTGCCCATATTCGGCACCCAGTTCCACCCCGAGCGCCTAAGCGGCAAATATAACGACGGCCGCACGCCGGACTTCACCCCGCTGTTCAGGCGATTCATAGCCAACGCCGGGGCCTATGCGGAAAAGCAGCTTTAATGCGGGAGAGATATAATGGACAAGGTATTTGAGCTTATACAAAGGGAGCAGAACCGGCAGAACAGCACGATAGAGCTTATAGCATCGGAAAACTTTGTGTCCGAAAATGTGCTGAAGGCCGCCGGAAGCTGCCTTACCAATAAATATGCCGAAGGATACCCAGGCAGGCGCTATTACGGCGGCTGCGAGGTTGTGGATGAGCTGGAGGAATACTGCCGGCAGAAGTGGCAGCAGGTGTTTGCGACGGATTATCATGTCAATGTGCAGCCGCTCAGCGGTACCCACGCCAACATGACGGCCTATGCGGCGCTGCTTCAGCCCGGGGACACTATACTTAGCCTTGATTTGCAGATGGGCGGGCATATAAGCCACGGTTTGCCCATAAGCATGACTGGCAGGCTTTATAACATAGAGCATTACGGCCTTGACGGCAGGGGCTATATAGATATGGGCAGCGTGGAGGATATGGCGAAAAGGACGCAGCCTAAGCTGATAATAGCAGGCGCGTCGGCATACAGCCGAATTATCGATTTTGAACGCTTTGCGCGCATAGCGCATGAAAACGGCGCGCTGCTCATGGCGGACATTGCGCACATAGCGGGCCTTGTGGCGGCGGGGGAGCATCCTTCGCCCTTCGGTCATGCCGATATAGTTACCACCACCACGCATAAAACGCTGCGCGGCATACGCTCCGCATTGATATTCTGCAAGCCGGAATATGCAAAGAAGGTGGACAGCGCGCTGTTCCCCGGCATGGCGGGCGGCCCGCATATGCACACAATAGCCGCAAAGGCCGTGACGGCGGAGGAGGCGCTTACGCCTGAATTCCGTGCATACATACGCCGCGTGGTGGAAAACAGCCGCGCTATGGCGGCGGAGTTTACGCGCATGGGTTACGAGGTTGTGACCGGCGGCACGGATAACCACATGTTCCTTTTGGACTTCACCCGCACCCATCCCGCCATAACCGGGCAAATGGTTCAGCAGGCGCTGGACAGCCGCGCTATAACGCTGAACAAAAACAGCGTCCCAGGAGAAAAACGCAGCCCCATGCAGACCTCCGGCGTGCGCATAGGCACCGCCGCGATGACCACGAAGGGCTTCGGCAGGGACGACTTCATAGCCGTGGCGCACAGAATAGACGAAATAATTGCTTCCCTTCCGCGCGAATAAAAGCCGCACATAGACTAAGATAATAAAACCCGCCCCGTATGTTTCACGTGAAACATGCGGGGTGGGGAGCGAATGGATCGCCGCGGGGACGGAGGATATGCCGATAGCGGTGTTCAGGTCGTGGATAAACTCCGCGGGGGAATTGAGCACGGTTGAATACGCCGCCTGCGACAACGGCGCGATGAAAACATACGAATACAAGCTTGCCGACGGCGGGGAGGTCAAGCAGGCGGAAAAAGAGCAGATGCAGGGCGTGGAGGCGGAGGAGCTGCCGCTGACGGTGAGCCAGTTTGCCAAGGTGTACGAGGACGTGCGCGAATGGGCAAGGACGCCCGGCAACATGGAAGAGACGGTGAACCCCGGCCTTTCAATATCGTTCATAAACGCGCGGTATGCGTACTCGGGCGGGCTTGACTTTGGCGAGCTGACGTATGTCTATTCGCTGTCCACACGCAAGATAACCCCGCTTGAGGGCGAATATACCGGCGAAAAGCCTTACGGCGTAATAAGCGGCGGCTACCCGCAGGCTTTTATATTCATAGACAAATAAACTATTGCGGCCGCGCGGGAAATGCGGCAATAACCTGTTGACAACGCGCGAGGGCTTTGCTATAATACAAAAGCTGGACGAGGAGAGATGTCCGAGTGGTTTATGGAGCTGGTCTTGAAAACCAGTGATGTCGCAAGGCACCGGGGGTTCGAATCCCTCTCTCTCCGCCAAATAAGACAGAGCAGTTTGCCTTACTTGGCGGATACCGAAGGATCAACATCCCCGCTCATCAAATAACAACACAGCATCGCGTGGAGAAGTACCCAAGTGGCTGTAAGGGGCTCCCCTGCTAAGGGAGTAGGCTGGGGTAACTGGCGCGAGGGTTCAAATCCCTCCTTCTCCGCCAGCTCATAAGAATCCGAGAGGCATTTCCTCTCGGATTTTTATTATGTGCCAGTGATATGACCATTCGTTAAAAATCCCAAGTGCGCTTATGCGCTTAACTGACCTACGAATTTATAGTTTACGGTAACGTGCTGCTTAATGACCCCGTTTTCTTTGGTGGATTCGTGGACCTCCACGCTATCTATCAGCTTTGTCACTATTTTGCGATTCAGCTTGTCAATGTTCGTATACTGCTTGAATTCCTTTGCCCATGCGGAAATGTCAACGGAGGCATTTTCTATTTCCATAAGCGTGTTGCGCTTTTCCGCAATGACATGGTTGAGGTTTGCCTGCTCAATGTCATAGTTCTGCATCAGCTTCTTGAAAACGCTGTCCGGCACATTTCCCGTGCAGCGCTCTTCAAACAGCTTCTGCGCCATATCTTCAACCACCTCAAGACGCTTTACGGCTTCATTCAGCTTTGCTTTTGCTTCCTGCATTTCGCATTGCTGCCCACGGTTGCCCAACGCTATAAGCTTTTCAAGCAATTCCTTGTCATTTTCGCTGAGAAGCTGTGCATTGAAGCGGATGTTTTGCAATACAGCTTCTTCCAACGCAGATGCGGGAATATGGTGGATTGAGCAGGTTGATTTCCCGTGGACGGCATATCTGCTGCATTTATAGATATAGTACGTCCTTCCGTCATATTGCTTTGTATTGAATGTCATGGAGGCTCCGCAGTCGGCGCAGCGTGCTATTCCCGCAAACAGACTGATTTCTCCGCTTTTGGTAACGCGGGGGCTTTTCCCAGACGCTATCTTCTTTTGAACTTTTGCCCAGCTGTCTTTTCCGATAATAGCTTCATGGGTATTTTCTACAACAATCCAGTCATCTTCGGGTACAACAGCCCTGCTTTTAGTTTTGAAGGATGTGACGCGCCGCTTACCCTGTACCATATTTCCGATATAGACAGGGTTCCTGAGCAGCTGCATAACCGTATTGCTGTTCCAGGTCATGCTTTCGTTCAAAGGATTTTCCCGCCCTATCTGCTGATAGTAATAGGCGCGTGGCGAAAGTATACCTTCATTATTAAAGACATCGCTGATATGCCTGCCGCTGTCGCCCGATGCAAACATATCGAACATACGCGAAATGATTTGCGCGGGCTTTTCATCGATTATCAGCTTATGCTTATCAGTCGGGCAGCGGATATATCCAAAGGGCGGTTTGCTACCAAGGAACTTTCCCTGCCTTGCGCTGACCGCCCTTGCCGATCTGATTTTCCGTGAAATGTCCTTTGCATACATCTCGTTAAGAATATTCTTGAACGGGGCGATGTCATTATCGTCCTTCATGGTATCCACGTTGTCGTTTACGGCAATATAGCGAACCCCATGCTCCAGAAAGTATTCTTCGGTGTAATAACCTGTTTTCGCATAGTTTCGGCCTAAACGTGACAGGTCTTTGGTGATGACGCAATCGATATATCCGTGTTCAATATCCTTTAACATCCTTTGGAAGGCGGGCCGGTCAAACGTAGTCCCCGAATAACCGTCGTCGGCTGCTGTACAGAAAGGACTAATAACCTCACGCCGTACAGGATTCCCGGCGCAAGGTTTCCATCAGAGCTTTGATCTCATCGACAAGGTTCAGCCGAATGTCCATGCGCCCGTCCGGGTAGATGGTGACGGAGTGCAGCAGATCGATTGAGATTTCCCTGGTCAGCGCCGTAATCCCGGCATAGCTTTTGAAATGCTCGATTACAGCATTGCTGCCGTCGTCGCTGCCGCTTATTTTGCGCTCCAGCTCCAAGACCGTGCGGGAGATTTCCTCTGCCTGCGCCGTCAGAGCTTTCTTCTGCGCCGCGAAGCTCTCGCGGGAGATTTCGCCCTCCACCAGTCCTTCATAGAGGTCTTGCAGCCGCTTGTCAAGCCGGGCTTTCCGGCTCTGGAGGGTCTGCAACTGTCGCTGCGCCTGTTTGCGGTCAAGCTGCCGCTGCGCCTGCCTTGTTTGCAGAAGCCGGTCTATGCTGACGGCGTATTGAGCGTAGACCTGTATGGCATCAACCACGGCTTCCAGAATATCGGCCTCCGGGACTCTTTCCTCCGAGCAGTCAAAGCCGGTATTCAGCCGTTTCGTGACGCAGCGGTAGGAGCCGTTCTTCTTATTGTCCCGCTGCATGGCGTGACCGCATACGCCGCAGATTACCTTACGTTTCAGCGGATTCCCTCCGCCCGTCATGACTTCGCGTTCCCTGTATTCCCTCATACAAATCTGCGCTTTCTCGAACAGTGCCTCCGGCACGATAGCCTCGTGCCTGTCGGGGACGATGACCCAATCATTGCGGGAGATTTTGACTGTATGCGTGCTGCCTACAATGTCCCGGCTCCGTTTGCCGTACACCGTCTTTCCAATATACCGCTCGTCCCGCAGGAATTTTGCGACCAGATTGGCCGTCCAGAAGTTTTCCTCCTGGATACTGCGCCACGGTGTTCTTGTGCAGCCTGCCTCTACTTTATAGTTCTTTGGAGAGCTTACGCCGTCTCCGTTCAGCGCCGCCGCAATCTGCCATGTTTTTGCGCCGTCTGCCGCCATTTGAAAGATGCGCCGTACCACGTCAGCGGCTTCCGTATCCACCAGCAGATGATTCTTGTCCTCCGGGTCTTTGACATATCCGTAAGGCGCATAGGGACTGAGAAACGCCCCGCGCTCGGCTCTGGCCCTTTTTGCGCTTTTGACCCTGCGGGAGAGGTCGCGGCTGTACAGGTCGTAGATCAGCGTCCGAAACGAGGTATCGAGGCTGTCGATGTCCAGCGGATTGCTGCTATCGAAACCATCATTGACGGAAATGAAGCGCACACCGAGGAACGGGAACACGCGGGAGATGTAGTCGCCCACGGTGAGGTAATCACGGCCAAAGCGGGATAGGTCTTTGACCACGATACAATTTACCTGCCCGCGCCTGACCTGCTCCAAAAGCGCCTTCACAGCGGGACGCTCGAAGTTCGTACCGCTCCAGCCATCGTCACAAAACTCCAGTATTTCAGAGCCGGCCAGCTCCGCATGACCGGATACATATTCCCGAAGGAGGCTACGCTGGTTGGATATGCTCTCGGATTCGTTCTTTTCGCCGGTTCGCAAATCCTCATCCTCGCTCGATATGCGAAGATACATCGCCGTTTTCATGCGTCAGTTTTCCTCCCTTCCAGATATGTACAGAGCTCCTTGTATTCGTCCCGGTAACGGAACACAATCTCGATATTGCTGTTCCCGTCCACATACACACGCTCAATCAGCGCCTGCGCAATTTCTTTTGTCAAAACATCCGCGCCCCGGAAGCTGCCGAAGGCCGCAAGGAACGGATTCTCCGGCGTGTGCGCCGCTTCCGCCGCCTGCCGGCGGGTCATAGCCTCGATCAGCCTCTCCGCTTCCTCGGCTTCTGATTTGTAGCGACGCTTCAGCGTCATATACTCCTGCTCGGTCATGAGCTGATCCACATAGCTCTGATACAAGCTGTCGTAAAGGCTGTTGCAGCGCTTGAGCGCCCTTTTTGCCGCATCCAGTTTGCCTTGCAGCGTTGCGGTCTGCTTTTTGTACTTTGGCGAGCCGTTTAGTCTGCGGACAATGGCTTCCATATCGGCGGCAAGGGCGATCTGGGTTTGAATGGCTTGCAGGAGCATGGGGAACAGTGCGTCCTCCCGGATGTTTTTCAGCGGACAGCTGCCAATGTCGTTGGCGTGGGTCGGGCAGATAAAGGTGTACCACAGCTTTTTTTCGTGGCTCACATTCTTGTACCGCACCAGCGGACGCTTGCAGTCGGCGCAGCAGACCAGCCCCTTGAGGATGTTTTCGGTGGTTTCCAGATGCGTGAACCTGCCGAGCTTTTCAAAGTATGCTTCATTTTTGCACCGGGATATTTCCTGAACCTTATTAAAGGTCTCCCGGTCGATCAGCGGCTCGTGGGTATTTTCAACGACGATCCACTCCTCCTTTGGCTTCTTGTACTGCCCCCGGTTTTCGTAGAAGGACTGCCGCTTCCTTCCCTGCACCATGTGTCCGATGTACACCTGCCGGGACAGAAGGTTTTTGACCGTCTGAACATACCAGCTCACGCCGTTGTACTTTTCTGTTTTGCATACACCGGTATTGTACAGGTAGGCGGAGGGGGATGGTACGCCCTCATCGTTGAGCCGCCTTGCAATCTGCGTGACGCTCACACCCTCGGCTCGCCACCGGAATATCTGCCGGACAACGGGAGCCGTCGCTTCGTCCGGCTCCAGCTTGCGGGGATTATCCGGTTGTTTGCGGTAACCGTAGGGAGCCCACGCCCCGATGAAATCACCGTTCTTCTGCTTTGCTGCCAGTGCCGAGCCGGACTTCCTGGAAATGTCCTTGCTGTAAACCTCGTTGATGAGATTTTTCAGCGGAACCAGATAACCGTCCGCGCCCCGCTGGGCGGTGAGGGTGTCGAAGCCGTCGTTGACGGCAATAAAACGAACGCCCAGGAACGGGAAAATTCGCTCCAGATAGTTGCCGGCTTCCTTGTAGTTTCTGCCAAAGCGGGACAGGTCTTTGACCACGATGCAGTCTATATGCCCTTTGCGTACTTCCTCCATCATCCTTTCAAACTGAGGACGGTCAAAGTCCGTGCCGGTTCGTCCGTTATCGCAGAACAGCCCATACAGGGTAAGCGTTGGGTCATCTTCAATGAACCGGAGCAGCAGGTTTTTCTGCCCCTCAATGGTATCCGCGCCGGGTTTGCCGCTGTCTTCCACGGAAAGGCGGGCATAGGCGGCGGCACGGTATTGCTTCTGCGCCTGTGCGGGAGCTTCCATCGCCGGAATGACCGGGTTTGTCTTTCGTTTCGTTCTTGCCACTTATACCACCTCCCGTATTTGTGATCTTCTGAGAATATCCGTCTGCCATGCAAATTCGTCCGCAAAGCGGAAGCGGACTTCCACGCGGTTATCCTTGTAAATGAGGATGCGGTCGATCAGCGCCACAACGATGCTGCGCTCCAATTCCGCGATGTTCAGGTGCTTTCTGAACTGCGCCATCCATTCCCGGTGCTCGCCGCCGTGCTCCCTGATCTGCGTAAGGGTCTCCTGCAAGGCGTCCATCTGCTTTTCGCACTCGGCGCAGCGTCCTGCGTAATTCTGCTTGAGCCTTGCGTATTCGTCCCGGTCGATGATGCCGTCTGCAAGGCTTTCATACAGGGACATGAGCAGCTTCTGGAGCCGCTCATATTCTGAGCGCTTTTTGTCAAGCTGCCGCTGCACCTTCTGGGCTTCTGCGGTTCTCAGGGGGGCGGTATCCGTCATGGCAAGAATATCTCCCAGATCAACCACGTCCCGGATATACTGCTTTACCGTGTCCAAAACCAGTTGTTCCAGCGCCTCGTCGCGCATCCGGTGGGGCGAACAGGATTTATCCTGCTTGTGCGCGGTGCAGACGTAGTAGACATACTTTTTATTGCCGGAGGGAACGGTTTTGCGCACCATGCTTGCGCCGCACTCGCCGCAGAACACCATGCCGCTGAAAAGCTGCACGGCGCTGTCGCCGGGGCTGCGGCGGGTATCCAACGAGAGCGCCTTCTGTACGCTGTCAAAGTCCCGGCGCTCAATGATGGCTTCGTGGGCGTCCGAAACGATTGCCCATTCGCTTTCCGGCTTTGTGACGCGCTTTCGCACCTTGTAGCTGGGTGTGGTTTCTTTTCCCTGAATGAGTATGCCTGTGTAGACCGGATTTTTCAGGATACGGAGCACGGCGTTGGCCGACCATGCCGCCTGCGGGTTCGCCTTGAAGGAGGTGGCAAACCTCATGCCCAGCGATTTTTTGTATTCCATGGGCGAAAGCACGCCGCTGTGATTCAATCGGGCGGCGATATCCTGCGGGCTCATGCCCTCCAGCTTCCATTTGAAGATATCCCGCACGACGTCCGCAGCGTATTCGTCTGCCACCAGACGGTTTTTGTCTGTTTCGTCTTTCAGATAGCCGTACACGGCAAATGCGCCGATATACTGGCCGCTCTTGCGCTTGACCTCAAGCTGGGTGCGGACTTTCACGGAAATATCCCGGCAGTAGGCTTCGTTTATGAGGTTTTTGAACGGAATGATAAGCTCGTCCGAAGCGTTTTTTCCGCCGAGACTGTCGTAGTTGTCGTTGACGGCGATGAACCGCACGCCTAAAAATGGGAATATCTTCTCGATGTATTCGCCAGCGTCCAGATAATTACGGCCAAAGCGCGAAAGATCTTTCACGATGATGCAGTTGGTTCGTCCGGCCTTTACGTCCTCCAGCATTTTCTTAAAGCTCGGCCGCTCGAAATTGGAGCCTGTGAAACCGTCGTCGATCCTGACGGCGTATTCCCGAAGCTCCGGGCGGGTTCGGATGAAGTCCCGCAGCAGCTCCCGCTGCCCGGTGATGCTGTTGGATTCCTCTTTATCCCCGTCGTCCCTCGACAGTCGGAGGTAAAGCGTGGCGTTCCAGATTTTTGTTTCGGTGTTGTGTTGCATATTGCCAGCTCCTTTCCTCCAAAATTGTACCCTGCGTTGCGCAGGACTGTCGAGGATGTCGCAGGATCAGCCCTTTGTGCGGATATATGCTTCCAGTCTATCCTCCAATGAAACATCCGTATCGGCGAAGCTGACCCTGACCACATATTTCCCATGCCGGTAGCAGTAGGGGTTGCCGATCTGACGGATGAAATCAAGAATGCGCTCCCGCTTGGGCAGCGCCGTGTTGACCTTTACGTCGCGGATATCCACCAGCGTATTGTGGTCAACGGTGCGAACATCCATATCGGATGCCGTATATGCGTCCATGCCATACCTCCTTGTTTTGTTTATTTCATGGTTATGATTGGATATATAAATCTATGAGCCCGAGCCGAGGGCAGAAGAATAGGGCTGTGACGGAACACAGCCCCATGGTTTCCGGCCTCGATGCGGATAAAAAGACCCTTCCCTCAGAACTTCATGGGAAGAATCTCGTGCTTGCGCCTGCCGTTGTAGATGCGGTAGAACAGGTTGACGTAGCGCTTTACGCCCCGCAGCTCCTTTTCCGCCTTGCCCGCCGCGTAGATGAACTTGGGCTCGTAGGCGCGGAGGCTGTAAATGAGCCGCTCCCGGTCGTACTCGCCGTGGTACAGCTCCACGAAATGGACGATTCCCTGAATGATTTCCGCTCTCAGGGAATCGGGATCGCCGCCCCATGCTTCCAGCAGGATGGTGAGCGCTTCCTTATAAAGCTCCGCCCCGGCACGCCTGAACTCCGCAAAGGCGGTGTTGATGCAGAGGATACGTCCTGTGCCGCCGCCCCGCTCAAAGCCCACATGCAGCCCCGCTTCCTCGGTAGCGGCATAGAATTCGCCCGACGCCTTATCCTCTCCGCGAAGATTGGCGCGGAGCCTGGCGCTGGGCGTCAGGGCTGCGGAGCAGCCGGTCTGCATGGCAAACAGCAGAGCTTCCTCAGCCTCTGTCATACCGTAGTATACCTTACAGAGGATCGGCAGGTCGTTGTTGCCGTTCATGTGCTTGCGCGCCACAATAGTATGTTGCCCGTCAAACACATAATAGTGACCGTCACGAAAGCTAACCTTCGGTTCGTTGGCGATACGCTCATTGAACCCGGCCACAATCTTTGCCACACGCTCGGTGTTCAGCTTGCGCTGGTACGCATCGGGAATCTCCAAATCCCGGCTGCTGACCTCCATCAGCTTGTAGAGTGTCTTAATGCTGTTCATTGTCTGTTTCTCCTTCCAATTTGAGAATGTATTGTTTTGGCTCCTGCATGATTTCAATGACCTGATCTTTGTAG